AGTCTGGTAACACCAGTCAGCGCACTCTTGCCATAGATTCATCCAATTACCATGAACATTAGCATTCATAGCATCGTACTTTTTAATTATAAATTTAGCGTCCATTAGCCTAAAGTATCTTTTCCTGTACCACCAAGTCGTGATGTAAGTATTGTAGATTGATAGCCCCTTCGCTGTTGAGTTTGTTTTTTAGCTATGTCTACTTGAGCAGAAACATCTCTACGCTCAACAGGTGGCGCAGGTGGTGGTGGTGGCGGTGGTGGTGGTGGCGGCGTTGGTGGTGATCCCATCTTATCTCCTATAAAGTTTTCTTATTCTATCGAACCTTATTAATCTAAATCTCTTATCAAATCGTTCAAAACAAATAAATTCTAACGGCTCAACTAAATCAAATACTGATCTAGGATTACCTGCGAGCAAATATACGAACCAAGTATCAGGTTTGTCAAGTTTATTATAAGACTTTTTATGTATATAATCAGAATATGTTTTGTATCCACATGCGAAAACTTCATTATTAGAGATAATTATACCATTTTGACCACAACTATCTAATACCATGTAAAAGTCTTTTTCATCTTTATAAAGAGTTTTTGCTTTTTCGTAAGGTGTCATACAATAAAATCCATATCATCCCAATGATCCATTCTAATAGTTCTTTTTTCTTTTGTTAGATAATCCTGCACCATGCCGTGATGCATAGCCATAAACATCATTCTTGCTGCGTCTGCTCCGTGTGAGTATTCGTTGTGCAATATTTTTCCAGTATTGGCGTTCCATTGGTAGTTCTTGAGACATTCAAGCAATCGAACACATCGTTCATTGATTCGTATATCAGGCAAGTTACGTCTAACAATTTCGATGTCATCACGGACTGAATTTGTTTTGGGAATCGGACGTACTTCAAAACCAAACTCAGTACGGCAAAAGTCCAGAATGTTGTGACCGGTAGTGTTATTTCTTTTCTTAGCATCATGGGGCATGTAGTGTCCTGCATAGGTGTATCCTTTCTCGTTTATTACATCAATATAATGTTTTATATCGTGTCCAGTGCTTTCGTAGTAATCAATAATTGTACACTGTTTGTGTTCTATCTTTGCAAAAACAATAGCCGTAGGGTCGTCCATACCCAAGTCCCAGAAGGTATATACAGGCATATCAGGTGGGTCAATGTCCCCTATCTTGCTATCATTTTCTAACGCAGTCATTTCGTACCCATATACAGAGTTGGCTACATCAGCTACTGCCTCATTTAAATACTCCTGCCTGGCTAGTGAGTAACTAATCATCTTAGAGTCAACTCGGTTCTGCACGTTCATGTATGTCATCCCTGTCAAGGGATCAATTTTTTCGAGAAGCTCTGGGTTTAGGTTCATTTCGTCCCCTACCCAACAATATCTCTTCGTTTGTTGCGGTGTAAGCCACTCGCAAAACCAGTCAGGGTTGTTCACGTTTGCTTGATACATCTGATATAATTGATTACTTTTACCACGCATCGTGCCGTTCATAAGAATAAACGAGTCGCCTTCGTCCAAAATAGGAGCCAAAAATCCTGTCACCTCTTCTTTGTGCAACGAGAACTCAGATAGTGCGTACCCATAACCCCCCTGCCCCACGAAGTCCAGGTTGTCTGTACCGCTAAAGTTAATTACTGAGCCGTTAATCAACCCAAGTTTCATATCAGTATTGTTTTTATATGCCACAATCTCAGGTGGGAATATCAAGTCTAGAAGATGCCCGGACTTGTCCCCTATAGTTACAATGTTATTCCAGATAGCACGCTCTGCCCACTTGCGAGTAGGAAACAAGTAGTAGTACGAACCAACACGCTGCATAGCACGTTTAGATAAAATACTAGCTGTAGTGACATCCTTACCATGCCGTCTAGGCCAGCTAATTAATACATTCCTAGCCCCATTGTCTAAAGCCTTCCAACAGTTAGTCTGATAGAATCTCGGCTTCAGTTGTGGAAGCAATATCTTCTTCGATGTATGCGTCTGCAAAATCAATCACCTGTATAATTATCTTCTGTTTCTCTTGCTCTAAGCCTAGATACTTACCTAGCTTGTCAGAAGCCTGTGCGTTACCCCTGCCACTCTCTGCTAACAAATGCTGAAAAACAATCTGTCGCATACTATCGGTATCGGTAAAGTCAACATCATCTAAAGAACTCTGAATCTTAGCCGACTTGGCCTCTTTACGCTTGAACTCTGCTAACTCTTGGGCGTAAGCCCACAATTTTTTATTATCAGACACTTTCATGTCGTCATATATCTCTTTAGCCGTCAACCCTTTTTGCTCCAGTCTATCTCGTCATAGTTGTTCTCGTATGCCTTCTTGTCATACCTAGCAGAGTTGTAGTTATCCCCTGCCCTCGTCTTACTCTTCTTCCAATCACGCTCGTCCTGAGCCTTCTGTGTGTATCTGTCAGGTACATTAGCCATCGTCTTTATCCATCTCCTCTACAAAACACATCATACAAACCCATTCATCTACGCACATACCATCATCTAGTATCTCAAAAATAGGATTCTCTTCAGTGTCAACACAACAACACTTATCACAGGTCTTTTCACTCATCGCTTATATCCATCATTTGGTTGAATTTAATACCACAATAGGCACAATAAACAGGGTCATTAAGACTATTAGGTAACTCATATACATAAAAAAAATTTTTACACTCATAACACTCTATGTAAGATAAATCATCAATATCAGGTATCATCATTTCTTTAATAAAGGCGAATAACATTATTGTCAACCAAATATTTAAAATGTTTCCTGTGGGTCTAAAGCTAAAATTTTCGCAAACTTTAAAAGTCTTGGGTGGCCTCTAAAAAACCCCCTGGGCCTATCGTTTCTTTATAAGATGTTATTTAATTCCTGGTACATTAATGTACGCATCATCAAGATAGTATTCGCAGCAGTCAGTCAAGTGTATTCGCATAAAAGATTGTGCATTTTTATCATCGACATTTGCTAGTTGGTATGATCGTTGCACGTGTACGGGCGCATAGAGATGCAGTCTGATCCTCCGCTGATAGTCCAAACTCCTTTATTTTTTTTTGTATATTGGTGTATTATGTTCTTTGTACGTTTCTGTGTATCGTGTATTCTATAGGTTGTTCAGTAGACATGGTGTTTACTGTTAGATGAAAGGAACGACATGAGTGATTATCCTTCACAATATGCAAGAGATGTTCTAGAGCAGCGTTGGGATGAGCTTCAAGAGACAGTTGAAGATTTTGAACGTACGTATGCAAAAAATCCAAATGAGTGGCAAAGGCAAGACATTTATCGCATGAAAGAATTACAGATGCAGTTAACCCTCGCCATGCGTTGTTTGCACAAAGAATTAGATAAATAGGAGAAAGGCACAACATGAGTGAACATCCTGCACAGTATGCAAGAGCTATAATTGATGTAGAGCTTAAACGGCTTTATGAGCAGTTAGAAATTGTAACAGACGGAGAATATCCACCATCAACTCAACGTGCTATTGAAGCACAAACTGCTGACATCGCAGACTTGAAAAACAAGATAAGACAATTAGAAATGGCAGACTTTTGCCTTCACATAGAATTATAAACAGGAGATTAAAAATGATAAATCTAGAATTACAAAAACGATATTTCAAAACATTAGATGACGGCTCATCAGAGTTTGAGTATGTAGTGAATCAACTACTGCCTGATCATATGCGATATGATTACGATCTAAGTGAAATAGATACATGCCATTTGGATGCAAGCAGATGGTTAATACTAATAAAGAACGATACAGTTGAGATCGAAATTGATCTCTGTGAAGACGAAGATTAATCAATAATAAATAAGGAGTATAACATGAGACGAGTAGTAACTGAGCGGCATTATTATGGATGCACGTTAGATGATGTAAAAGAAGCTATTGCGAATGGCGCATTGCCAAGAGCAAGCGCACAGATAGTAGACGGAATGGCTAAGGTGGTTGTGTCTGATTTTCTTGGTGCAGTACATTACGATGCAGATGGTGAGAAAGTAGAACACACATGGCATTTCGATTGGTCAAATCCAACAAACCAAGAGATCAAAGATTATCTCAATGAAGATTACGAAGGAGGGTTCTATGTATAGCTATTATCCAAGTGGTGCTGAGGGTGATCCTAACGCACCTTTCAATCAATCGTCAGCTTATACAGAGGATGATTATACACGTTATACAATCACAATAGACGTTACACTCAACACGTTAGAGTATGATGCCGATACATATATAAAATCATTGATGCATGAGAAACTTACCGATGAAGATCTTGGTGAGATATTGCATAGTATTAAATTAAAGGAGGTTAAATAATGAAGATCGTCAATGTAATCTGGAACAGTAAAGACGAGCCGAACCAGGTTTGGGACTACGCTGTTACAGAGTCGGAAGCTAAGACACAGTGCGCTAGTTACAATCGTAAGATGCGAACCGGGAATTGGCTAACATACGAAGATGCGAACACCACCGATAAGTTCATTGATGGTGAACACAATCCTGCATACGTTCCGCAGCTTGGCATTCAACTCGCAAACTACAAACAGCGTACCACGATGAATTACTTTGGTTCATTCAAATATGGTGATCTGGTTGGTGAGGAGCAGTTGAAGCAGTTGCGTAAGCGTACAAGAGAATTCAACGCATACCAGAAGCGCATCATGATCGCCCATGAAGTAACTATTGGTGGTACGTACAAAAGAATCGATGTTAAATATCGTAAGAGCAGACTGGATATTTACGTTTACAATTACGCACTACAAATGTTTGAAAGAGAGGAAGGTAAATATGAATTCACCCACTAATAAACAGAAGAAAAATTATAGTATAGCTGTGATAGATGAGATAGGTAATGCGATGGAGTTGATCAAACAATATCCAGACCAGTCCGTTAAAATAATTGAATACATGAAGCAAAGATTAGATGATCTAGCTTTTGAATATTTGGAGGTGAAGTAATGAAGTGGACAAATGACGTTGTTAGTGAGTGCTGCGGAGCGGTAGCGCATGAGATGGGAGATATGTATGTATGCTCAGAATGTAAAGAGTGTTGCGAAGTGTATGACGAAGAGCATGAGATGGAACAGCTCTGGGATTACATGGTCAAACATGAGATTGCTACTAAGGATGAATTGTTATTAATCATAAAAACATTTGGCGACACACTCGATAATCTTGAGAAGGTGCTTTTCTGCCGTACTGGTTATCGTGATCTACAACAAGCTGAGGAGATGCAAAATGACGTATAACATCTATAAGGACAATCTTCAGAATTGTGGTTTCATACGTAGATCGATTCGCCAGGTTAGTGAATCGGATTGGAGGATGGTGGAGATGCTATCGTCCAAATATCCGCTCTTACATGCACGCTATATGCGGACGGACTATAGGAAAGATTAGTAGACCATTCAGAGCATACGATCTCTGCCCTCTTCGGAGGGTGGGGATTTTTTTTCGGTCCGAGAGCAGAGTCAATTTTGCCTGGCCCAGGATTTAAGTCTTATTAGATATTTGATTATCGATTGAGTCTTATTAGATATTTAATTATCGATTGGCTTGCGAGGTTGGCCAGTTGTTTTCATTTCATGCGTGTTAAAATTTAGTTTCAAAAGTGGACAAGAAAGGCAAATTTTTAATCACATTTACTATTTACAAGCAATGATTTGACATATACTATAAACATTAAACAGTAAAGGAGGGCAATATGCCACACAGAGGTTCGTCACTAAAAATAGAAAGAACAACATACGGTTTCAACATAAATGGGTTGAAATTAACAGTCCTGGAGGCAATGTTTATTGTTGACTGGGTTTTGGATCAACTAGAACAAGAGGCGAAGGATGATGAGTCGATGCCTATGACACAGGAAGCAGCTAACTTTGAGATGCTAGGACAAGATGAAAAGTATGGGAGTCACCAATGAATAACTTAGAATTACAAAGAGCAGAAGATGGTGGATTCATTATCTCTGGTATTTACTACACGAAAGAAGAGGGTCAACATATACAAAACTTTGTTGATGTCGAATGTTATAATGACTTGGTAGTTTACTCTGGGAAATTATCGAGCAAGCTAAAGGAGGATCTTAACAATGTTTAGTTGGGACTTTATATTAATATGTTTATGCGTAATGCTTATAAGCGTAGGCGTAATGAGTGGAGGTAGATAAATGATACAGTGTACGTTAGCAGGTGTTACATTTATTAATTGGAATGAAATAGATATAACACTACAAGATGAAATATATGTTAAGCAAGACGAGGACTTTAGTGATCAGGAGATTGCTTTGTCTGTCCACTTATCAACAGGTGTTAAGATTGGTTACATTCCTTTACTTAGCACTATACAGAAGTGGGGCGAAAAAGCAAAAGAGAATAATGATCTAGAGAGTTACAAATACAATCGTGATCGATATATCTATACTAAAATTATACGAGATAATATAATCAATGATCTATTTCGTAATCACACAATAGTAAACGGAATGATATCGTTCATTAAAGCAGATAATGAGACAGGTGAAATTAAAAGTATTGGTGTAGCATTTGACTACATGTAAAAAGGAGTATTATGTTAAGAGTAAGTAATCAGAGTATTGAAATACCAGGTAGCACACAAGTAACAGATGAGTATCCTTGTTCGGATAGATTCCCTAATTCACACAACGCAGCTAACTATTATGATTGGTGTGTAGCTGAGTGTAAACGCATGGGAGTAGAGTATTTTGTTGCAGAAGATACTGTTACTCAAGTGTATGAGGATGAGACAAGTGAGTTGATAAAGGTATGCCACATACGGAGAAACAGTCGTGTATAACGAGGCACATGCTTTTATTGTAGAGGAGGCCGTTAAGTATGGGGTAGAGAAAGCTGTACTATTGCAACACATCAGATTTTGGTGTGTGCAAAACGAAGGCAAGGATACCCACGAACACGATGGTCTAGTGTATATGTATCAATCAGCGCAGGATATGCACAAGCATTACCCTTACTGGTCAAGGCAGAAGATAAGCAGACTGCTCCGGGATATGGAAGCGGAAGAGTTGATTAAGTCAGGTAACTTTAACAAGGTTCAGTATGATCAAACGAAGTGGTACACTATTACTCTCGAATGTTCAGACTTAAACAATCGAATCTCAAAACTAGAGCAACCTATACCAGATACTAAACAAGATACTAAAACAGATACTATGTTCGAGGAGTGTTGGAAGCTGTATGGTCGTAAGGGAACTAAACGACAGGCTTTTAGATATTGGCAGAGGTTATCTAACGATGATAAGTTAGCTATATTAAAAGCAATTCCTAGATACTGTGATAACACGAATTACGATTATCGCAAATTCTTTGAAGGTTGGATTAATCCTACTAACAGAATGTGGGAGAACGAGATAGTTGCAAAGCAATCAATCAAGAGGATGAGTATATGAAAACTTTACCTGTATCAGAGGAATCAGAAAAGGGAGTGTTGGGTTCATGCTTACTAGACCCAAGTATTATAGGTAAAATTAATCTACATGAAGAAGACTTCTATGATCCTCGCAATAAAAAGCTGTGGGTTTCATTACTTGAGCAGTATGCTGAAGGTAAAGCGATGGATGCTATTACCATAGGAGCATGGTTG